CGATCCGGGAGGCGGCTCGTCGAAGTTGCCATAGACGATCTTGACCAAGGCGCGGCCCGATGACATATCGGGGTCGTGTGATGGGTCAAGTAATGGCGACACGTCGGCCTGCCTCGCATAGAGGTTGCCGACCGATTCATTACCCTCCGGCTCGTACTTGTCGGGCAGCCACAGCGTGGACCCGTCGAAATAGCCGAGCTTCTCCTTAATGAACGCCAGCCGGTCGGCCCAATCCACCAGGAACGTCCGCTCCACGCGGGCGCCATCGGGACCGAAATACTCACGCAGGTCGGTAATGAGTTCTTCGCCGTTCACCGGCATGACGGTCTAAGCTCCGAATGTTCCAACATCTTCCATGGCGCGCTCCAGCCGGTCTGTCTGGTCCACGATGGCCCGCCTGATTTGCTGCTGCGCGTCCAGTTGTTTTCTTTCGATGTCACCGCCCTTGCCGAGCGATTCAACGATGCGGCCCCATAGCTCCTGCCCAGCGCTCAGCGTGAAGCCCTTGGCTCGATCCGTCACGTCACCAACAATACCTCCCACCTCACCGAGAGCGTCCTTGAGACGAGCGAAGACCGTCGCGTCCATGCCCGCAGGCGCGGCCGACTCTCTCGCTGCCCGGGCGCTGGCAATGGCGTCCGCCCACTGGCCGCGGGCCTCCTCAAGGGCCTTTGCAGCCTCGGCGTCGGCGGCTTCACGTTCCTTCAGATGCTTCGATTCGGCCTGATCCCAACTGACGATGAACTTGCTGTTGACTTGGTCCAGCTTTTCGGCATGCGCTTCGGCGGCACCCTTCAGCGCATCAGCAAGCCATTGGTCGATTTTGGCAAACTCCTGCGCCTCACGGGCCTGCTGTTCTTCGACGGCCTTTGCGCCGATGGCGACGTTCCACCGGACTTCCATCTTCTTGGCCTCAGCCTGGGCCTCCAAGAGCTTCCGCGTAGTCCAGTCGACAGCCTGCTCTCTGGCCGTGCCAACACCCCAGTCGATGGTGATCTTGGCCTTGCTGAGCCATGACAGGAAATCGTGCCATACCTGTTGTAGGTCGGACACGCCCGTGATCCACACCTGCTTGAGTGACAACCAAAGTATTTTGCCCGCGAGCGCAATGTCTCCTGCCGCCATTGCGTCGCCGATGCCAGCGATAGAGGCGTCAGCGTCTTGCCGTAAGACCTTGAATCGTTCGCCGAGCCATTCAAGGGCCTTCGCCCCGGCGCCAGTAAAATACAATATCGCCGCAACAGAACCTCCAACGACCCCCAGCATGGCTGCTTTCAGCGTCAGGACCTTCTTGAGAATAGCCACGAGCAGAGTCAGGGACTTGCCAAACACAAAGGTAGCCGCCCCAGCCGCACCGACGGCCACGGCCGTCTTGAGGAGGCTGACGATGAGGCCCTTGTTCTCACGCAGCCAATCAGCGGATTTGACGGCCGCGGTCGTGAGCCATTCGGCGGCCCGCTGAAGCTCCGGCGCCAGGGCCGAACCGACCACGAAGGTCCCCTGCTTGATGGACCGCCATAGGGCCGCGAGTGTATCGTTGAGGACCTCCGCCGCCTCGGCGTCCTCCTTCGAGATCGTCAGGCCGAGCTTGCGGGCCTGGTCTTGCAGTGCATCGAGGCCCGCTGCGCCCTGTGCCAGCATCGGGATCAGGGCCGTGCCGGACCGGCCAAAGACCTCCATCGCCGCCGAAGCACGCTGTGTTGGGTCGGCAATCGCCGCCAGGCCGTCGGCAATGCGTCGGAACTGCTCTTCCGGCGACAGGCCCGCCAACTGTTCGGCCGTCAGACCGAACCGCGCCAGGCCCCGCTGCGCCGTCGATAGGCCCGCCTGCGCATCGGTGATCGTCCGCTGCATCCGGCGGATGCCGTTTTCGAGGGTCTCGACGTTCGTGCCGGACAACTCCGCGGCGAAGCCCAATTCCGATAGGTTCTCCACGGAGAAACCCGTCCGCCGGGCCATCTTGGCCACGGCGTCGCCCATGTTGGAGAACAGCTTCGCGGAACCCACAAGGGGCGTCAGCACGGCGGCACTGAGGCCCATCATCCACTTGCCCAGGGTCTGCATTGACCGGCCGAAGGCCATGACCTTGGCCTCGGCGGTTTTGAGACCCCGGACGAGCCTGGAGTCGTCGGCAAAGAGTTCTACGAACGCCCGCCCTGCCCGGATGCCTTTCGATGTTGCCATGCGTTACCTCGTTGACTCTCAAAGGCCGGCCGAAGGATCGACATATCCGTAATCATCACCGCCGCCGCCCGTCTCTCGGCCCGGACATATGGGTTGAAATCGTCCGGCTTGAACGCCCGCGTTTTCTTCGGGTCGCGGTTGACGTTGGCCAGTAGCGCCATGACCGCCGAGGTCTGCGACCATTCGAGCCGCCCACGGGCGTCTGCCATCGTCAGCAGTTCCCGCAGCGTCAGGGGTCCAGGGTCGATCCCGGCGATGCCGGCAAGCTCGTAGACGATTTCCCAAGGGCCGCGTCGAGCATCGTCTCGATGTCCATATGCTCGATGCGGGTCTCGATCCGCTGGATCGTCAGGTCGATCATCCGCCGCTGCGTCTGGACGGCCCTGGCCACTTCGCCGCGGCCGGCCTTGTGGAAAAAATCCACCAGCTCCTCATAGAAGGCCGTCTGCGCCGCCAGGATGGCCTCACCGCCCAAGGCCGAACCGAACTGCTCATCGGTCACGCCGGCAGCGTCGGCCTGGGGCTTGACGAGGCAGTAGAGCACGTCGCACAGAAGGATCACGTCCGTACCCAGCCGGGTCAGCAGCGGCGGCTCTCCCGCCGTCAGGTCCAGCAGGTTCACGCCCGCAAGGCCTTTGACCCGCTTGGCGGCGTCAATGGTCAACGAGATCGTCCACGTCTTGCCTGTACTATCGGTGAAGGTCTTCATGTCTACGATCCAGCCACCTCGACCCACTCATCGAACACGGCCAGCTTCGCGGTGACGCTGACGATAATCGCCTCCTCCAGCGGCTCGCTGCGGCTGAAGTTGGTGATCGAGAACGAGCCCTTGGGTCCCTGTGCGCCGGTGGTGGCCTTGGCCTGATCGAGGATGGCCAGTTCCACGGTCTCGTTGGCCAGCCAGGCGTCCTTGATGGCCTCGAAGCCCGCATCACCCGGCTTCCAGACCATCTCGAAGTCCACCGAGCACTCCCGCAGGGTCGGGGCCGTGCCCCGCCAGCCGCTGTTGGCGCGGGTCGTGATGTCGGCTTCGCCCGTGTTCATGTTGAGCGTCACGTCCCGGACGTTGCTGAGTTCGGTCATGGCCGACAGCTCCGCGCCCGCTGTGCCGTAGTACACCTTGGCCTGCATTCCCAGTAGAAAATCTGCCATTGCTATGCCTCCTATGGCTTGACGCTGCCTGCCCACATGGCCGGGAGCTTGGGTTTCTCTTTGTCGAAGGCCGGCCCCATGAAGGGCCTGGCGCGATAGATTGCATTCACACGCTTTCTGCCGGACGTTCGGATCCGCTGGCGGCCGCCATACTCCAAGGAATGAGCGCCATCTGACCGTCCGTTCAGTGGTTCCGGCCCGATGACGACGTTCTTGTGATCCGGGTCGTAGCCGAAATAGATCAGCTTCTTCAGAAGTCCTGTGTGACTGCTCGGCGGCTGACCGGGATTGCTTACAGCTTTGCGTCTGCGGATGCTGCTCTTGGCCGTCCGGCGAACGAATGCCCCGAACTTCGACAAGACCTGGCGTGCCCCTCGATCTACGGCCGACATTACGGCCTTGCGGTCGAAGAAGAATTGCTTGTAAGAAGCGAGCTTCTTCATCGCTGCACCATCCCCCGCAACGTGACCGTAATGACACTAGTGAAGACCCGCAGTTCGTCGAGGTGCTCCGGGGCATAGATCGGGTCGTTGGCCACGCTGACGACCGTGGCCCCGCCGAACGAGCCCGTGGACTGGATAAAGTCGGCGACCTCCTCGACAAGGCCCATCAGGGTGTCCGTGTCTTCGGCCTCGTCCTCAACGGAATCGAGCTTCTGCTGGACGCCGATGTCGATCTGCACGTCGTTCTGGATCAGGCCGCGTGTGGCCCCGGACAACTCCAGGGCCTTCGGCACGACCGTCACATGCAGGCTGGCCAAGTCCTTGAGTTCGTAGAGCGGCCGATACGCACGAACGGCGGCGAAGGCCATAGAGAAGCTCTCGCCGTTCAAGGCGGTTACGATACTGTCGGCGATGTCTATAATTCGTGCCATAGCCTCACGCCGCGATAATCAACGGCGATCGCCTCCTGAACATGCAGTAGGGGTCCATCGTCACCCGCCGGGCCTCGGCGTCCGTCAGGGCCCGGCCCCAGAACATGCAGTGCTCCGCGACCGCCGTCGGGCTCTGCGTCGATCCAAGGCCCCATCGCAACATAACGCCGGTCCCGGCCAGCGCGCTGCCCGGCGATAGGGAGTCCACCTGAACGCCATCGACGTAGAGCGACAGCACCGTCCCGTTAAAAGATGCCGCCACATCAAACCACCGGTCTATAGTGATCGTACCGAGCGTCCCGCTGGTGTAGTTGTTGGCCGCCGCGTCACGCATCGTGGCCCGCAGCGTGTTCGTGGCCGATGCACCATAGAGCGTCCAAGCGTAACCTGCGGCGACTTGATACGCCGGGCCGTAGCCATTCGCCCCGGCGACACTGGGCAACTGCCAGAACATCAATCGTGTGGCCCAACTGAATCCCGCGGCCGCGTTGCAGCGGGGCTCGTGGGTAGCGAACTGCACGTAGTCGTTATTGCCGCCGAACCGCAGGCCATAGCCGGCCTTGCCGCCCTGCCAGGTGATGTTGTTGTTCATCGTGCCCTGCCGCCCCTCAGCGCAGTCATAGACCACATTCCCGCCGCCCTCATTGAACAGCCAGGCGTTGAACAGGCCCCGGGCCAGGGGCTGTGAGAGATTCAAGTTGGTTCCGCGAATCGGCTTCATGGCGTTATAGAGGGCTCTTTCCGTATCGCCAGGGCCGGGCTTTGACCGTCACGACGATGGTGTCGGTCGAGCCGCTGCGTTTGCAGTACAGCCGGAAATGCGCCGCATCCCGGACGACGAAGCTGACCTGGTTGGGGTCGGAGGCCTTGTCGAGGCGAACCGCCGCCAGGGGTGTTACATCCCAGTTGCTCCCGTCGATGGACGCCTGGACCTGGACATCGAGGTGGTCGGTCGGCGTGGCCGGGAAGTCGGCCAGGACCGTCACGTGCGCCCCATCCCAGCCTTCGGCTGTCATATCGACCGCCAGAGACGCCGTGCCGGTCGTTATGTTGGCGGCATTGAGCAAGACAACCGCGCTGCCCCATTTCTTGTATGCAATTCCCATGAGTCTAGACCTCACATCGAAGCGTTAGGCGTAAACTGTCACTTGCCTGCGAACTTGATCATCATGCCCGCGAAGGTCAGGGCCGAGCCGGTCACGAAGCCCGACACAGTCAACACAAGCGAGACCCACGCTGGGACCCACCGCTGCATGAGTCGGCCGAAGTCGGTGTGCAGACCATTGATATGTTCCCATTGATCACGGTCGCTTTCTTCAAGGTGCTTGAGTCGATTGTCATGCACGGCGCAGTTCTCTGAGACCATCGCTGTTACCCTATCTCTTTGGTGTGAATCCTGAATGTCTGACGATGCGGGTCGCTGTAGCGCCACGGTCCTTCGCCGCCGATCCGCATGACCTCATAAACCTTCCCGTCGGCCTCGATCCGGTCCCCTACCGCCGGCTCTATGAACACCGCCGCCAGGTCCGCCGCTGAGATCAGGAAGTCCGGGGCATGGGCCACGATGATCACGCCGAACTCGTCCTGGACCTCGTAGGCCGTCTGGCCGAAAGTCGCATCGAGCGTCGCCTCCAGGGGCCCGCGGCTGTACGTGATGGGACTGGCGCAGTGCGCTTTACGCTGCCGCGTCAGCCAGGAACAGGCGCTGTGGAGCATATCGCCCATCGAGACCTACGCCCCATCGCCGGTTACAGGAGTCGGTGGTTCAGACGGACGCGGACCGTCGCGTCCGTCGCCCCGGCCGCCTTGACGGCCCGGCCCATTGCGGTCAAGTCCCCAGCCGTGACCGTGGCGTACCCATTGACCGGGTCCCAGTAAATGGGCGTGCCGACAGAGGCCACGTCGTTGGCCTTCTTGGTCACATCGAAGATGCCGTCCAGGGCCAGGGCCCCCAGCGTATTGGCCGCGATGTCCTTCTTGGCGATGCCAATCAGGGCGTTCTGCTCGATCACATCCCCGGCCGTTACCGCGCTGCCGGGCGTGTAGTCCATCGCGCGCCCCTCACTGATAAAGGTTGCTACTGCCATGTTCGTGTCCCTTCAGAATAGGAAACCATGTTTACTAATTGGTGTTGACTGTCCAGCCTCGGCTCACGAGCGTCGCCTTGTTTGCCAGGCCGCCGGCCGACGGCGCTGCATTCGTGCCGGCAAGGTCCAGGACTTTGCCGCCCGTCACGCCGCTGGCCACGCAATCGGCCAGGACGTTGTCCACCTGGGCCTGCGTCAGGGCGCAGTCGTCCAGGTCGATCTTCTCAAGGGCGCTGGTGAGGCCGGTAAAGGCCCCGCTGCTGCTGTCGTAATCGACGCCCGTCCCGTGTACATACAGCGTCTTGAGGACGCTCGGCAGTGTCCAGCCGCTGATGTCGCCGTAGGTGCCGTTGTTGTAGGACGTGAAGTACCATTGCGCAGTCCCCAACACGAACCCGCTGATGTCGCCCTCGACGCCCGGGGCACTGATCGACATGATCGTCATTGCGCTTGGGATCACCCAGTCGCTGACATCCACCTCAACCCCGGTGCCGCTCACGGATATGTAAATGAGCGTGCTCGGCAGCGTCCAGTGGTTGATGTCGCCGTAGACTTCCGAACTACTCAAATTGAAGGTGACGGCTGCCGGCGGGATGTTGGCCCACTGCCCGACGTCGCCGGTCAGGTTCGTGCCGTTGATCGTAAAGGTCGTGATCGTGTTCGGCAGCACCCAGTCAGTGATGTCGCCCTCGACGTTGGATGTCGTCAGGTTCAGCTCGATCATGCCGCTTGGGATGACCCACGCCGTCAAGTCGCCTTCGATAGACGTGTTTTGCAGATACAATTTCTGCATGGCAGCCGGCAGTGTCCAGCCGCCGACGCTGCCGCTGATGGACGTATTATTGAGATACAGCGTCGTCAGGCCGGCGGGCAACGTCCACCCGGCGACGCTGCCCGAAATGCTCGTGTAGTGAGCCGTCAGATAGGTCAGCGTGCTCGGCAGAACCCACCCGGCCACGCTGCCACTGAGCGACGTGTTGTTGATGGCGAGCGTGAGGAGGGTGCTCGGCAGGGTCCAGCCCGCGACGCTCCCGGTGAACGACGTGCTGTTGATGATCAGGTATTGCAGGGTTGCCGGCAGATTGAGGTCGGTCAGATCGGCCGCGACCTTGTCGGCGGCGAAGTCGATCCTCGTGACGGAATCCCATTGGGACGCCACAAAGATGATGGTCTGGCCTTCCGACAGGGCGATGTTCGCTTCTACGCCGCTGGTCAATGCCACAGGTTCGCCGCCCTCGATGGAGTAAGTGACGGTCCCTTTGGTGAAATCCCACCTCGGCGTGATCGTCGTTACCCCCGCTGCCCCGACCATTTCAATGGACCCCGACGGGTCTTCTTCCGGCTCGCTGGCGCAAAGCCATACCTCGACGGTCTCATCTGTCGCCGCGGCCGCCTTGGATGCTCGGCCGAGGACGGGGGCTTCGCCCTCGGTCCTCGTGGCATAGCTGTTGACCGTGTCCCAGTAGACGATCTGCCCGACCTCGAATTCGTCGTCGGGCTTCTTCGTCACCGCGAAGACACCGTCCAGGGCCAGCAGGCCGAGGCTTCCGGCCGCCGTATCGCGCAATGAGACGCCGATGATGCCGTCGGCATAAACCACGTCGCCAAAGGCCAACGACTCGGATGGCGTGTAATCCATCACCTGGCCGTCATGGATGAAGGTCGCTGCGGTCATAACTGTTGCCGTCCGTCTGTTGAGGGATCAGGGGTCTGGGGTCAGGGATTACGCCTCACCCTTGATCTTGACGCCCGCACGATACTCTTGCAGGGCCACGCCGAAGTCGAAGAAGCCGCGGAACTGGATGCCCAGGACGTTGAAGTCCGCATCCGCGCGCTCGACCGTCGGGGTCTGTTGGCCGTTGAGGAACGCGACCTCGATCACCGGCACGTCCGCCGGCTCAGCCAGCAGATACCAGGCCTTCGCCGAGTAGCCGGTGATATTGGCGTTCGACAGATACGTGGAATACTCCACCTCGAACTTGCCGGCGTGCGGGTTGCTCGTACCGAACTTCTTGGACGCCGTGGTGTCGCGGACCTCCAACGACTTCATCAGTTGTGTCGCCTCCACCAGCAGGGCCGGCGGAACCAGCAGGATTCGCGGGGCGACCGCCAGGGGCGCCCCATCCGGATCGGTCTGCTTGAGGAACAGTAGCTCCGCCGCCGTCAGGGCATCGACACCCAGGGCCGTCCCTGCGCCCTCGGCGTAGTTGCCCCGGTCGCTGGTAAAGAACGAGCCGTTGGCCAGGAACGCCGCCCAGAAGACCTTGTTGAGCTTCAGGGCGCCCCCACGTCCAATCCGGCGCGGCAGGGCCGTCAGGGCCCCCAGGTCGTCGTTGATCAGGTCCGTGCGTGTGACCACGAACATCTTGCCGTAGGTCTTGGCCTGGTTGGTGAAGCTGTCCTCGCCGATCTGCCCGTGCTTGAGTTCACCGGTCGGCCCGACCTCCTCGTACTCGAAGGCCCCGGTCAGCCGGTAGCTCGTGACCGTCTTGAAGTCGCGGACGTTGCGGACCGAGCAGATCCGCCGCCAGGTGCTCTCGACGCCCTCGAAGCCCTCCAGGAGGAACTTGTTGGCGATGTTCGACAGGATGCCCGGCAGCCGGAACGTGCTGAAGGCCGCCCGAAGCGTGCCGTCCATATCCGCCCGGAAGCTCCGCCCCTGGTAGCCGTTGGCCCAGGCCGCCTCCAACAGAAGCTCCTGGAGTCCGATGCCCCGGCGGAACCGCTTATCAGCCGCCTCCAGGGTCTGATCGGAGAAGCCGCAGCCCTCGGCCCTGATCCCACCGGCCATGCAGACGGCCGCCGCCAGGACCTCATCGGTCAGCTTCTGGTCGGGGATAATGGCGTTGGGGGCCTTCGGCCGCTCGGCCCGCATGACCTCCAACTCCGTCCGCGTCACGTCCCAGCCCTCGGCAATGGCCTTGGCCGCGATGTCCGGATGGTCCTGGCCGCAGACCTCACCGACCTTGACGATCCGCTCATGCTCGGCGGCCGCCTTGGCCCGAAGGTCTTTGACGAAATCGCCGGCGTCGGACGCCTCGATCTTCTCAGTCGGCTTGGCAGCCGCCGTCGGCGCAGGCGTCACCGGGTCGGCCGTTGCCGCAGCCCTGACCTGTCCTTCATCCTGGGGCGTTTCCTGTGCTTGCGATTCCGACTCTTGATTCTTTCCCTTCTTCATGGATGTCTCCTTCGATTTTGCGGCGACTTTGACCGATGTGTTTCGGTCCGCGCCAAGATCAACAAAGCTGATTTCGGCCAGGACCGCTTTTCGCGCGACATAGACCGGGCCCTTGAACTCTCGCCCGTTGACCAAGACACTCTGGTCTTCCGGGATGAACTCGCGTTGAAGCACGGATGCCAACATGCTGGCCTGCCACGGGAAGCCCTTCTTCGCCGATGAGACCACCTCTCTCGCCTGCTCGGTATCCCGCGACACTACGCCCTCGGCCATGAGCTTGCCGTCCTCGATGGCGATCCGTGTCGTGTGCCCGACACCCGCACTGGTATCGTGCTGGAATCGCACCGGCAGGGACTGCGATGGGATCGTGATACCCGCCAGATCGGCCACAACCGGATACTGCCAGTACGCCAGACGCATGGCGTCGCCGGTGTATGCCACCATGCGAAACGTCGGCAGCTTGCCCTCTCCGCCGCCGGCCGCCTCGATGGATAGTGCGCCCGGCTCGCTGAGAAGCTGCACCGACTGCTCGGCCGCCTCGATGACGCTGTCTGTCTCGGCATTACGCTGCACGGCTGTTCTCCTTGAGCTTGGGTCGGGCGTTCTCCTGCTCTTCGTCGTCGTCCCTGTTTTCGGTATCACTGCCGGGGGCGGTCTGTGCCGTACTCAGGCCAAGCTCCTTCATCAGGGACACCTCGGCCGCCCGCTGTCGGATCTCCACCTCCCAGTCCTTGCCCTGCCGGGCGTACTCGGCCGCCAGTGTGGTGGTATGATTGCCCAGCCGTGTCGCCTGTGCCGTCGCCTCTTTGGCAGGGTCCACGTGCTCGTGGCCATCCCAGAACCACGTATGGCCCATGTCCGCCAGGTCCGCGGCGTCCAGTCGAACACCGTAGACCAGCGCTGCCTCGGCCAGCCATGCCGCGAAGATACGGTCCAGAACGACCTGCTCGCAACGGGCCTGATCGACCCGGATGGCCTTGTAGTAGGTCTGATGATCGAGTCGGCCCGAGGAGTAGTTGTAGCCGCTCGAATTGCAGGCGACGATGTTGTACGGAAGATTCAGGCAGCGGCCTATCTCATTGAGAATTTCCCGCTTGCCCATGTCGTAAGTCGTCCCGGGTTGTTCGGCCTTGATCTGGGAAGGTTCCCAGCCTTCGGGCGTGAAGACCGCCATGTTCGGGGCGAACTCCATCTCCATCATTGGTTCGACTTCGGCCGCCTCACCGCCGGCCGGGGCGTTGGTCTTCATCAAGACCGCCAGATTCGCGGCGCTCTCGGCTGCTCCGATGACCGCCAGGGTGTATCGGCGAAGAAGGGCAAACAGCGGCAGGGCCGGTGTGATCTCGGGGATACCCCGATGCTGGCCCGGCCGGTCCGCACGGAACCAGTGGATCACGCTCTCGGCTTTGATCGTGCTGTACTCCTGGGAGGCGCCCGCCATGGCGCCACCGCCCGGATGGCGCTTGAGGACGTGGTATGCCTTCGGATTGCCGAACGGGTCGAAGGCGATGCCATCGACAGCATCCGGATCGAACGACAGGGTCGGCGTCGTCACCTGATCGGCCTCGATGAGCCTGACATCGAGCGTGATGTCATGGCCCAGGCCCCTATTGTCGAACAGCACCATGAACGACTCCCCATCCTGCGCCCGGGCCATCCGGGCCGTATGGAGCTTCTCGGCCAGCCTCACCGCCCGCGACCACGAGTCGAACGCATCCTCCAGGAGTGCGTTGACCGGGGGGTTATCCGTCAGTAGTTGCAGCCGTGGGCCGGTGCCGATGGTGTCGTTGGCCAGGGTCAGGACGATCCCCTTGGCGTAGCTGTTGTTCGCCACCTCGTAGCGGGCCCGGTTGCGGAGTGTCTGGCGGACATCGGCGGAGGCGGCCGCGTCGGCCGACAGGAAATCGGCGTTCGCCCAGTGCCGGCGGTTGTCGGGCGTGGTCTGCGCGGCGTCGAACTTGGCGCGAACGACCATCATCCGGCCGCCGTCGGCCTTGACCTTCGCTCGTTTTGTCCGCCGCCAGAATCCCATCGCTTACACCGTCCCTGGGGGTACGATCTTGACCCGCGTAAAGCCCTTGGTGAAATCCGTCCGCGCCTCGTTGGCCTTGAGGTACTTGTCCGCCGCGATCTGATCCTGGAGCGAGTGCTGAGACGTGCTGACACCGTCGGCCGCGGCCTGCTTCGGCCCTTCGGCGTTCTCTTTGATGTTGTCCTTGAGGTCCACTGTCATACTTGCAGGGGATGGAATCGAACCAACCGCGTCAGGCGTATGAAACCCGACAGCCCACCAGGGCTTCCCTGCAATGACCCGACCGAGGTCGGGAGCAACCCAGCCCCGCGCAAAAGAAAAGGCCACACGAGTACACGGCCCCGTGTGGCCCATTCCTTGTATCGCGGCGGGGATCAGCCGACGCGACGCGGTATTCAGTTGTTCACCGTGTGATTATCGGCACGGCGTATGGGATGCAAGTCATTTTTGCCGAGTTTTTGCCCGTGATCGGGAAAAAGTGCTACATATAGCACTTTCGCCGTGTTCACCCGTCAGATTTCGGCCCCCGTTCGTATGTCACCAGCCTCCGGCCGCAATATCGGCATTGGCGGTATCGGATGATCTTGCCCACAGTCCGCCTCGTGGTAACGACGTGTAATTCCGCACATCCGCATTTCGGACAGGTCACGCCCTTCGGCTCATCGTCCGGGGGCCATTTCTTGCGTCCGTCGATCATATCGTGCGTCTCCGCAGGTCTTCCTGAGTGTACCGTTTCCGCTGCCGACGCGCCGTATCGCCCTGGCCAGGGGCCTTGATGCCCACCATAGATGCGCCTACGGCACAGCCAACGAGGCAGTCGAACCAGTGGTTGTCTGGCCGTTGAGGTTTGATCCGCCATTCCTGAACCGTCCGGCCATGACCCTCAGTCACGGTATAGAACTCCGAGTCCGCCACGTGTTCGGCAAAGAGCCGGTGATATTCAGGGGCCGACCCAAACAGCGCCAGCGAGCCGCGGTCTCCTGGCGCTGTCGCCAGCCGGGCGTGGGTGAAGCTCTTCCAGAAGTTGGCGTCAAAGGCCACATGACGGAATTCGCTGGACTTCGAGACGTTCGGCACATACCAGTTGTGCCCGTGCACCTCACCGGGGCGTCGCTGATAGGCGATCATCGGCTTGTTCCCCGCCCGAAGGCCCATCCCTTTGCTCAGCAGCAAGGCGGCGCCCAGTTTGACGACCACGGCGTTGCAGACGCCCGGCAGATAGCCGCTGTCGATCAATAGCCGGTCCATGCGCAAGGCTGCCCCATCCGTGCGTTTCCATTGCCGGCCAAGCAGATCGGCGGCCAGCTTCTCCAAGCCCGCCTGGATCGATCCTTCCCGCCCGGCCCCCTTGAACACCGTGCCCAGCGTTCGTTTCGCATCCCGGAGAGTAAAATATAGCCGCTTCTGGTCGGGAAATGTGCCATAGTCGATGACGTAGCCGGTGAAATCGTCCTCCCAGGCGCAGACGCAGTAGAACAACAGGCTGTCGTGAACGTCAATGAAACCCGTGACCCGTGTGGCGGCCAGAGGCACTTGGCTGCGGGGGCGGCCCGTGACATGCTCCGCCACGTGATCCGGACTCAGCCGTCCATCGTCGAATTGCTCGGTCAACACCTCGTTCTGATACTCGGCGGCGAACGCCTCTTCGTCACGGAACTTGAGGTTCATCGCGTGCTGCAAGGCAGACACTTCGGTCTTGGGATCGTACCGCTGGGGCCAGGCCACGACCGACCCGGCGTCCATCGCCTTGCGGTTCTTGCGGTAGAACGCCGTCGCCGACTTGATCCCCCGGCCCTGCCGCAGCCCCTCGGCACGAAGCCTGGCATACTCCGACCAGAGCTTGTCCGCCTTCGGGAAGCTGTACACGAGCTTGGTGCATTCGCCCTGCCATTCCGGGTTCTTGGTGGTGTCCAGAATCTGATCAGCCAGGTCACCGGCGTAAATCTTGGTACAGGTCAGGACCGCCGCGATGCTCTCGCCAGGTCCGCCCATGCACAACACGTCGCCGTTGAGCAGTTGCAGCCGGTATCGGGTCTGCGACGGCGAACGAGCCGACTGGCGGGTCTGGGGATCGTCCAGCAATGCAAAGGATGGCCGCAGCGTTCGACCGTCCATCGTGGTATGTTGCTGGCCCCGCATGTTCGCGTCAAGACTGGTGACGGTGATAATCGCCCCGGAGGCCTCGTTGTCCGGGCCATCGACGGTCGGGAAGATGAGCTTGTCGGCCGCCCAGGTGCAATAGGTGGGCCTGCCGTCGATGTGCTGGCCGATCTGCTTGCGTGCGTTGTTCGCCAGCCGGTGCAACGGATAGATCGCCTTCGGGAAGTCCGCCAGCAGAAACTCGTTCTCCAAGCAGGCCTTGCGGATAGGAGAGAGCAACTCCACCGCCCGTTCCTGGGAACCACCGATCAGGCAGACGAACGGCCGATAGCCACCCAGCACCGCCCACAGCGCCGCCACACGCGCCAGGGTCGTCTTGCCCGAACCCCTGGGCATGGCATAGGCGAACTGCCCTCCCTCTTTCACGGCCCGTTCGATCTTGGCAATCACCTTCAGGTGATCTGCGGACCATGCGCGATAGAAGGCGTTGGCGAAATAGGTCTCGCAGAACAGACGCATATCCGCCCGGGCGCGCTCGCGGCGATCCATATCCGCGATGGTCGGTAAAGGGGCGATGTTCTGGCTGTCCCAGGTCCTCGCGTTCTTGCGGGCCAGGCTCGCCGCCTCTCGCGTCACGGCGCGGCTGGCTTGATGGACCTCCTGAACCAGCCAGCGGAGATAATCCACGAAGCGGATATGCTGGCCGTCATGCCAGCGCCAACCGGCCTGGTTCATCTGCCGATTGAGCTTGTTTCGGGTGATGCACTGCCCCAGTTGGGTCGAATTGAGCAGTTGAACCAGCTCATTGCGTGTCAGTCTGTTTGGGTCTACGGCCATCCGTGGCGTTGCCCTCTTGCTGATTGAGCCATGCCGCGTACAGAATTAGGTCGATTCGACCCTGTATCAGCGGCAGGCCTTGCCGAATATGCTCTTTGATGACGTCCGTCTTGACCTTAAGCAGATTGGCCGTCGCCGTCACCGAAAGCGTCTTATTGTCCTGTCTTGTGTCGGCCATACGCCTGTGTATGCGGTTTTCAGAGGAAAAAAACTGGCTTCCTGATTGTTCCCCACAAGGTAAGGAGCACTTCCCTTCTTGGAAGGACCCATTGCCCGGGCTCATAGTGGACCTTGATGGACATTCGGCACTTCAAACAGCCCCAGTTGACCCTTGACCTCGAACGGTTGGACGGGGCGAATGTCCGCCAAGAGCCAACAGTACTCATCGCTTGCGACTGAGCAACACGCTGCTATTACGTCACCATATCGCTCGTGTCTGCATCCGACAAGGCGAGCGATGCACAGTGCCTGGCCCACGATCTGTTTCGCCGGGTCGAGGTTGAAATATTGGCAGGCCGCCGTGTCCACGTGCCTGCTGGCACAGATGAGAATGTCGCCCCTGTAGGCGGTGCGCCAACTGCGGACTTCGATGGTCTTCCGGCCCGAGACAATCAAGCTGGCCCACGGTTGCCGAACTGAAAGTGCCTTCATCAGACTGTCTCCTAAAACGGCGTCACCCGGCGTGTATCCGTGCTGGTATACCGAACGCCGACAAGGTGCTTTGCGAGATCGTCCTTGACGTAGTATGCTACACCGTATGCCTCACACCGTGCGATGGCCTCGATGCCGAACGCCCGCCAGTCCACCGTCGATGTCCGGTGATTCAGCTTGCCGATCTTGAACAGGTCAACGACGTCATGCGTCGCGTCGATGACCGCCAGAGATTCCGCTGGGTCAATCACCGGTTCCAGTGAGACCCATGTCTCAATGTCCAGCACCTGGGCCTCCCGTATGGCCGCGATTCGCTCTTGCGGCGTCGCGGCGTTGGGTTCAAACTCTACGCTACGCAGTCGGTCGATGAACGTCATGGTCGTGGCGAACGCATCGCGGCGCCCGTAGAGGTCGAAGTCGGCCACTGCCCTCAGCCCCCCTTTCGTCAGTATCTGCCAGGGGATGTCGTGGTCTCGCAGCACCGTCAGGACTTGCCGCGTCAGACCGAACCGGTCGTTTGCCGCCTGATACGGGTCCGTCGAAAACGACAGGAGCACGCGCTTGTCCGTGCCTGCGAACGATGGCGCCTCTTTTCGCAGGGCCGCCACCACGCCACTGCGTGGCGATGCTACGGCAAACGGCTTGCCCCAGCGTTCCGCCATATCGCGGGCGTAGCAGTAGCTGCACCCGTGTTCGCAACCGTTGTAGTGATTCAGGGCCAGCAGGGAATACTCCAATGCCCGGCCCTTGGGTTCGTAGATAGTCTTCATGATGGTCGTTCTCCTGCGTTCATTGGCCGTGTGCAAGCATCCTGCCTGATTCCACCGCTTGCAGCATCGCCCGCATGTTGTTCTTGTTTTCCTCGGCCAGCGCGATGTATGCACTGAGAGGCTTGCCGTCGAGAGACTCTGCTTTCGCAATCCGCCGGCAGCGCATGGCGAATGCCCTGCCGACTTCGGGGCCGTCGCCAAGCTCGATCAGCGTGCACCGGCTCAGGAGCGGACCCGCGTCGATCTGCTCATCGAACAGGTTCTTCTGGCCGATCTTCGTCGTAGTGAAGACGAAACAGACGTGACGGGGCAGCCGCTCAAGAACGCCGAGCAGCCGCTGAATCATCCACTTGCGAAGCCCGTGCGCCTCATTGATGATGTAGGCCCGTCCGCCCCGGCCCATCCCGCACAGGTGCATATCCTCGACGATGCGGTCCAGCGTCTCCGAACTGAAGCCCCAGCCCGAATCGTACTCCTGAATCATAAACTCATCCGCCCCCATCGACGCGATGATCCGGGCCAGTGAGGTCTTGCCTATGCCGCTGGCCCCGCTGATCCAGAACGCCCGGGCGCCCCAGCCGCGGTTCAAGACCCGGCCGACCTGGGCAATCGCCTGCGGCTGACCCACGATGTCTTTGAGCGTTCGGGGTCGATATTTCTCGTAGAGGCTGCACCCCGGTATTTCACGCCGCCGACCGCCTGTCTTCTGTGCCTTCATGGTTCTGACTCCTAAATGTGTGCCGTTGTTAATTCTATAGTTACAAGGTACACAACAGCCAGCACTTTGGCAAGGGAAAAACCGCCGTTGACCAAAAAAAGGCCCTCCGTAAGCCGTTGAAATAGCAGTCGTTATGGCGCACCCTAATTTTTTATGCGAAAACACAGGTAATTCTTGCGCCCAGAGGCGTCCTGATAGAGCTTTATGTGCCCGATGCCCCGCAAGGCCAGGTAGTCTAGGAACTTGTCGATTCCGTGCCGACAGAATAGGCTGGGGATCGCGTCGATCATTGCCCGCGTGTATCCGAGCATGACCAATAGCCGCTTCGGCGGCATCCCGAACATGCTCTGAATCCACGTCACAAAGATGATCTTGCCCGCCATTCCGGGGCGTGTCAGCACCATCTCCACCTGCTCAAACGGGGCTCCATAGGCATCCAGGTCGATAACGTCGAATCGAGACAGGTCCATGCCTGCAATGAACTTCCGATTGTCGCCCATGAGGTATAGACCCCGCCGCTCGCGCTTCACGTCGATGCCAACCACGCCGAACTTCACGTCGGGCCGCCGGCCTGCAATCTCCCGCCAGAGCAGCCCGTTGCCGTGGTATGCGTCGAGAACGTGGATCGTCTCTTTGTCAGGTAGATTATCCAGACGCAACTGGACCTTCTCCGCGAAATGGCTATTGTCAGTTTGCACCTTGTTCGCACTCCACCAGTGGGTTCTCAATCAGGTCCAAGATCGCCGCTTCCACCTCAGCGAGCAACTCAGGCGGGAAACTGAGTAGAACGTGACATTTCTTGAACGGACGAAGCTCCCGTTCGGAATACATAAGCCTACCGCCTGCCGACCCCGATACCTCCAGTATACTGCCCCGTAGTTCATCCAGCCGCAGACTCACAAAGTCATCCGAACTGTCCAATCCACTGCGGAGTTGTTCAATGTGATCGCCGAGCATGGTGATGAACTCACCTTGCGTGTGCGGGTTATTGAGTGACAGGTTCAACAGCCGTTCATCGTGGTCGCTCAAGTCAACGACAACGCAGGTACACTCGAACTCCGCCCCGCGCAACCGCAACAGGGCCCTGTGTCGCTGATGCCCACCAACGATCACATTGCGGCCATCGCGGACGTTGACCACAATGGGCTCAACGCATCCGAACTTCGACAACGAATGAGCCAGCCCTTCAAGGGCCTCATCCGAGATCGTCCGCGGATTGTAGCGGGAAGGGGTCAACTGACCCAGTTGGAACTGCCCAAATCTCGCGGGCGGCACGGGCCCGGCCGTCGCTTTTCTGTTTCGTCTTGCCATTATCCTATCCTTCGTTTTGATTCAACCATTCCACAATCACGTCACCATGACAGGATTTGGGTGCGCACCAACAACCGAGCTTCTTGCCTCGTAGGGACAACACGGCACGCCGGAACTCACGGTCACGAACAATACGGGCATAGAACCACACCCGATACCGGGCTATCACCAAATCCCGGTCGGATTCTGAGTGCATTTTGAACGGGTTTCCAAACAGCGTCCGCCGGTCAATCCGCACCACGTCTGAATCGTGGCAGGTTCGCAAATTGACGACGATGGTTGCGCTTGCCATTACTCGCACTCCTAATCACAAAGTCCTTTCTGCCCGCCTGCGGCGCACGGCTCGTGTCCGTTTGCCGTAACTGCCGTCGGCGATTGCGGGCATAGTAGCGGGTTTGAGCCGGGCCTGAACTCCCGGCATTCCTTTGGCCGCCGCTCGTAAATCGGGCATAGGTTCGCACAGGTCAGCAATGGACATCCTACCATACTCCATCGACCCCTGCCCTTCGGGCGAACGTGTGGTAACAATTCCGGCGCACGCCGTAGGTCCGCCAGGGTTATTTCGATAATCGACTCGCGGCAACAGTGACCACAACGTGTACATTCAACGGGTGAGGTCATCGGTAATCCTCCCATGCGACGCTCCGAAATATGGCCTTATGATTCACCCACCGGGCGAATCGCCGCTCATAGGGGTCGTTCCGGTGGTATGGCATCACGAACGGGTCAATCCCCATGCCCGCCAGTTCCTGCACACGCCACAGGTCCTCGGCGGCCGTAGAGTCATAGCCAATCAGCACATAGCACATCAGCTTGTGCTGCGGCCAGTCGGCAGCCAGTCGGCGGATGTCCTCTCGCAGGTCTACGTGTGGATCATCCCACGCACACCGCAACCGCTTGGCCCAGCGGAGCCGCTTGAGCGCCCGGGCGTGCTCCGGCCGGTAGAGCCGCACGTCAATCCCGTTTTGGAAATCCACCGGCTGGCCCCAGGCCACGAGCCGCTCTATGGCCTCCGGCCACGCCTCGCACGCGAAGAAGTTGTCGTCCATGACCCAGACCACCTCGCCCCTCGGATTCAAGGGTTTCGGCGTCACTGGGTGGATCGGTCCATCTTTCCACCACACGCAACAAAACGAGCACTGGCGGATGCAGCCGCGTGAAAACCACACCAGTGATGCGTGACAACGTGGATAGATGCTGTAGTCGTACTCGCACGCCTCGTAGGCCAACCCCAGCCGCGAAGATACGTCATAGCCCGTGCCGCCACATATCGCACGGGCCGGGACATCTCGCTTATCGGTAAAAGTGAACAGGGACGAACAATAGATGTCATCGAACGCGCGGTCCTCGATGGGTAGCCACCAGTCCACGGTGTCGCCCCGCCGCTTGTGGTACGCACTAATCTGCATGTAGGCCGCGTTGACAATTCGCGGCTCAATCGGAATTAGACCAACTCGCAGGCTCATCGCTCCTCCTGGCGCTCCTGCGGCCACTGCCGCACGGCCCAGGCGGGCCATTGGGGATGGGCCGGGTCCTTGACCACATTGCCATCGATGTTGAGACCCTTCAAGAACACGGGGACGCCCTGCTGTTTCGCCGACGCCGCCAGTTCCTCGGCCCAGGCCAGGTCCATTGGCCGGCGGCCGGGCCCGGTTTCGCAGCCGATTATGACCCAGTCGATGCCATGGAGGTACACGGCGTCGATAGGCTGTAAGAGGGGCTCGAACGAGACCCACCGCAAGGCGGCCTTGACGTGGCGTAATTGTCCAATCCGCTTCAATCGGCTGCTGTCCTCAACGGAAACCCCGACCCACAGATTCTGCGGGAAACCCTTGGGGTACACCTCCCCTTGATGCTCACGATACGTGTTGCCCGCTACCATGCCGTACATTTCGCACAGCTTAGACGCAGTGACAGCGTGGATTCGCGCAGCCTTGATTTCGTCAGATGTCATTGTGTTTCCTCGACGTATTCGACTTCTATTGGGCCCGCAACATGATCCGCAAGTAGCGGAATGAGCCAGCGGAGGTTAGACAAGCAGGCTGCCGGCAGACCGCCGGTTGGGAACAGTCCGGCTGGTTCCCGCCGCGTGCCCAGCACTTCTCGCAGTTTACCGTGGCTCTCGCGTGCAACAAATATATACACCGTGCCCGGCGCGTTCAGCATAGTGATTCGATGTCCCCAGCGGCTCGCGGGTATCTGCAACCCCGTTTCCTCCTCGCACTCCCGAACCATTGCATCGACGGGCGATTCACCCAGCTTGATCTTTCCTCCGACGCCGTTATATCTGCCCCGCTGCCAAGCCGGACGGCTTTTGCGTATCAGCAGCACGTATTGGTGTTGCGGTGAAAACACGAATCCGAGAACCATCACGTCTTTCTGGTCTGTAGCCATCCTGTGTCTCCTGATCGCCGAGCGCCAGGGCAACCGCCGATGATTCGACCGTAAGTCCGCTTCTGCGCGTGGTCGGCCATTATGCGTCGTGTGGGCCTCGGTAGGGGCCGAATCAGCAACGGGCTGGGGATTATGCCATTGATACGCCGTGGGGGCCAATAGAGCACCAGCCAGCCGTATTCGCCGTATGGACCCAACCTCACCCAGCCGACCCGGGCGCCGTGCGCAAAGGCCAAGTGTATGTCGGACGGCATTAAGCGGACGTGCCCGCGGGCTCTCACAGGCCCGCCTTCGCCGCCGCAATCTGCCAGGCGAACGCGGCCACGGCGCGAACGAATTCGTCCCGACTCCTGGCCGCCGCCGCGGTACTGGTGTTCAGGGAAACGCCGATTGACTTCAGTTCGGCGCTCCGCTGCCGGCGTTTGTCGCCGGGCGTCACGTTGTAGCACAGGCGAAACGCCGCCAGGTAGTTGCCAGCGTACATCGAGGCAAAGAAGGCGTCGATCTGATCGGCCCCGGCCGCGAGCAGTCGGACAGCCATGTCCCGCGCCAATTGTTGCTGCTGCGGTGGGAGTTGTGCGATGAGGTCTGAGAGAGTCTTCACTGTGGGTCTCCTGAATGATTGTCCGCATCATCCGCCAATTCTGCGTTCCATTCGGCGATGGGCAGGTCTGGGGCGGACAGCCAAACCCGACCACAGCCCCAGCACACCCAGCGGTCAGCGTAGATATTCCACGTCACGCTGCCACATGAGCATTTCAGCAATTCGTAACTCGGCATTGCGGTTCACTCCATCGGAATCTCGGCGTTGGTATGCAGCAGCCACCGCAGCCACCAGTGGGTCTCGATGAGCCCGCTGCGGCACGTCTCGGGGTCCACCGGGCAGTCCCGGTAATCCGCCTCGGCGATGGCAATGACCTCGGCGACCGTCACGCGGGCCTGTGCCGACAAATGCGCATGGTCCGGGTCGTAAACGGTCAGAAGGACCGCGATGGAGTCCCGGAGTTCCTGGGCCACGGCGTTCGGGTCGCTCCCCAGCAGGGCCGTGCGGGCCTCAATCTCGGCAGTCTGGACCTCCGCAGCCAGCAGATCAGGAATGCGAACGTCGCGGGTACAACCTGTGGCCCCAAACAGGAGGACGGCCAGAATCAACATCGCCGGGGCGACCTTGCGGGCCTGGACGATCTTGCGAATGATAGCGGCCACGCGCTCCTCGCCCATCGCCCAGAGCAGCGACCGGACTCGCTCATCCCGCGCCACTGACGCAGCTACGTTTAGTGCCCTCTTGCGTGCCGTCTGTCGCTCCACCTTCGTGAGCTTGCCGTCCGCTGCGGACGCCTTGACGCCCCGCACGTAGTTCTCCCACGCCTCTTCGACGCCGGATTCAAGGCACGCGATAGCCTCGTCACGGACCTCCTTGGCCTGCATGTTCGCCGTCAGACGCCGCAGGGCCCAGGCCCCAAGCAGGCCCACCAGGGCGCCGGCAGCCGCCAGCAAATCCAACAGACCCGGCAGCATCCACTGGGCGAAAGTCTGGGGCGGCTCGGCCCGTGCATTGGGATCGGCCCCAAACAGCGGGCAGGCCAGCAGTACAACCACAACCAACATCATGTACAGCGGTGTTTTCATGTTCGATTCCTTTCGACTCGATTGTGTGGCCCTGTGGGCGGCGGCCCAGGCCCCCGGCGTTAGCCGCCGCCGCCCCCGTTCGTCAATCGCCGGGTGCTCGAAATGGGGTCATTTCGGTCAGTTACCAGCGTCATCCGCGTCGCCCTCGATCTCCGGCACATTCGTGTCACGCAGGGCCGTCGCCAGAATCTTGCATGCCTCCAACGCGGCCTCCGTGTCACCGTCGTCGCCCCGGCTGTCCAGGTCGCGGTAGCGCGCGCTATTGGTGAGCAGCTTGTCCTCGGCCTCCGTCACTGTCGCTCGCCCGTACTGATCGACAAGGTCCTTGCGCCACTTGGCCGGGCTGTCTGGCGTATCCGCATCACCGCCTCCGTCAAAGGTGAAGCTCATTTGCTTCTCGGCCTCCGACAGGGCACGTTCCTCGATGACCTCGCCGGTGTCGTCGCGTGTCACTGTAGCGGTCAGCGTGTCGTAGTCCAGTGTGAGTGTGCACGCGACCTGACGGATTTCCTCGCCCTTTTCGACCCTGTCCACGAGTTCGTTGCGCTCCGCGACCATGCGGTCAATCTGCGCCTTGTAACTGCTCGCTACCGACTTGCGGTCGTCCTCGGTCCTCTGCAATTCGGCACACTTCTCCGCCAGTTTGCGGCCGGCGGCGATACGCTCCCGGTCAGTCAAGGCGCACCTGAGAGGTCGCGTCTCATGTGTCGTCTTGGTGGCCTGTCTCGGTTCGGGCGGCGTCTCGCTGGACTCCATTGTCATGTCCGCCTGTTGCTGCTGCGTTTTACGCTTCGCCATACCATTGCTCCTGTCATTGCAGTGTGATTGTGATCGTCGTGCGGGGCCGATCCCCGTAGCGTTTGTGAGCTACCAACTCCCAAATCTGGCAATCGTCCTGCCAGTAAATGCCCGTGAGAGCATCCTCCACCAGCTTCACCAGGTTCGACGTGTCGGCTCGGTGTCCCGTGTGCCGATTATCAGCGTGCTGCGGTTTGACCGATCCCTGTCGGTCTCCCGCCCGGAAATGACTCTGCGGCCGCGCAAACCAGAACTCGACCCATAGGGACACCGGGCCGTCATGGGGCGTGGCCGGCGCGTGTGAGGCGGCCTGGACAGCCAGCGATTCTTTGGCCGTCACGTTCTTCGCCGGGTCGTAGGCGGTGACGTGCTTGCCACGACGCGCGAAACGAGGACGCCGAAGGACCTGTGGTTGACCGGGGATCGTGAAGCGGATGGTTTTCATTCCTCGGCCCTCCCACTGGGGCGGTAGTATCCCTGCTCTTTCATCGCGGCGACGAACACGGCCAGGTGGTTGCAGCCTTTCTGCGCCATGATCTTCTCCGCCTGCCGCTCCACGTCCGCAACTGCGTCGGCCCCGAGCCGCCCGACCTGCCGCTCGATGTCGGCCACGACGGTGGCGTCGGCCCGACCCTTCATGGCCGAGCCGAGAATCGCCCGCAGGCGTGGACAGCCGAAATGGACGAGACGAGACGAGGACGAATCACGCGCAGCGTCCGAATCTGGCTCGCGGGTTCCTGGGGCCTCTCGCGGGTTCTCGCGGATACCCGCGAGCCTTTCGTTTGTATTGTGTTTCGTTTCGTTTCGTTTCGTTCTTGAAGCGTCGCGGGTTGGCGCGGGTTCTCGCGGGTTCTCGCGGGTTCTCGCGGGTTTGTCACTCGTTTTTGGGCATTCTGTGGCCGCCAAACAGACCTCGTCCTCTACGAAAATCCAGCGTATTTCGCTTAAAATGCGGATTGCGGCCTCAACGACGCTGGGGTCAAATCCAGCCAATTCCGCAAACTCTCGCGGGTTGGCGCTGGTTCCCGCGTCATTCCGCACGAACCCGCGAGAACCCGCGAGACCGGCCCCGGCAAACTCCAACAACTTACAAAACACACCGAATGTGGTAGCTGGATCAAGCCCCGCGTCTCGGCTCAATCGCATCATTCTGCGCCAACCCGGACCCCACTTGTCGGCTTTCACCGGCAAGCGAATGTAGTCCAGTGCCGCCTTACGTGGGATGCCGCCGCTCGTCAGGGGCCGACCATCATTCGACACCTCGTAGCGTTCCGCCCATTCTGTTATACCAATGCGCTGCATTGCGTCACGCCCCTCCTTCTGGCCATCGCGTAGATGCGCCTCATGCGCCGCAACCAGGCGATGGCGTCGTCGAATGTCATGCCGTTCGTCAGTGGTTCCGGGTCGTTCGACCAACACACGTAATACCAGCCGTCGGCGGATAGAATGTATAGCACGGGCCTTTGTCCTGTCATTTCCCGACCTCTAGCATGATGTCCCGCACGCGGCCATCGACCACATCGAACACGTCCAGCCATGCCGGTATTGCGTCAGCGTCGGGGACGCCGGGACGTGACGCGAACACAAAGACATTGCCGAGGCGACACTCCTGCACGGCGTCGAAAAAGGCGTTGGCATTGTCACCCACGAGCACCTCGAAGCCGTCGAGCGCGGCAAAGCCAATATCGGCCACGTCCGCCAGGGCCAGACCCATCACGCACCCGGCGCGGTATCGTTCGGACTCACTGGCCCACTCGATGGGGATGTCCCGCAGCGTGATGTCGCCATTGTCGGCCCACCGCAGGCCGTCCATGCCCCACGCCGTGAGCAGGTTGTGGTTGATGGGCAATTGCCGTCCGCCGGCGGCGATGGCCGCCTTCACCGGGCCGCCGTCTTTCAGTGCCGCGTCGATGCGATCACACTCAACAATCAGGGCCTCATTCTGTTCGGCCTTCGCCCGCTTCTCCGTGTCGGCGGCACATGCCACCTTGTAGGCGCGGTATGCCTGAATCTGCGCCTGTGCGGCCGTGTGTCGGGCCTGCACGTCGTCCAGGTCCAGCGTCCCGGCGGTGGCGGCCGGCGTCGCGGCCTTGAGCATCTCCAATTCGCGTTGGGCGATGTCGATGTCCCGGTTAAGGCGTGCGTTGCCGGCATCGATGTCGCGGTAATGCGATAGAGCGGCCTGGTATTGCGTCAGCGTGGCGGCCATGTCGTCGCGGCGGTCCTCCATCGTCTTGCGTGTCTTGAGTCCGCCACAGACGGGGCACTCGCATTTGGCCCCGTCAGCCAAGGCCACAATCCGCTTGAGAATCTCCATGTATACGGCATTCTGGCCGAGCGATTCGGCCGTCACGTCGCCGGCCAGCGTCGGCAGCGGCCGGATGCGTTCCCGCAGCGTGGTGATGGTTTTCTCAAGCTCCGCGATGCGGGCCGCGTTGCGTTCAGCGGCCTTGGCCTTCTCGGCGGCGGCCCCGGCCTCGGCGGTCTGCGCCGCGAAGGCCTTGACGGCCGTCTCATCCACGGTCACGTCGTAGTTGTCCGGCAGGCCGAAGTCATGGAGCACCGGCGGGCGGCTCGGCACATCCTTGACCTCGCGCTTCAGGTCCCGGCGGATTCTAACAACCTCCGCTCGTAGGGCGTCCACGTCGCAGACATCCACCCCGCTGCCCTTGATCTCGGCGCGGATACGATCAGGGACGTTGCCGACGTGTTCGGCAATGGCCTCCTGGACCAGGCTGCGCATCCCGCCGCCGAGCACGTCGGACAGTACCTTGCCGCGGTCCCGTGGCGGCAGCGCGATGAACGCGCCCGGGTTCATGGCGTAGTAGAGCGCCGGCCGCTCATCGGTCCCCGCACTCACGTTTTTGGCCGTGCGGGTGATGGTCGAAATCTCCGTGTCGCCGTCGGCCTCGAATGACAGGGACACGCTGTAAGGCCCCGCGGAGCCGGTGCGCTCCAGTTGCCCTGCCTCGTTGAATTTCCGCATGGCCCGGCACTTGCCGGTCAGCGCGAACAGGACCGCGTCGCGGACACTGCTCTTTCCCTGGTTGTTGCGGCCGACGAACAGCGTCACAGGCCGCGTGAAGGCGATGTCGATGTCCCGCAGGCCAAGAAAGTCCTTCGCGGCCAGTCGTGTAATCCGTCGTCTCATGGGTTTGCCCTTAAAAGTACTTGTCGTGTCGAGTCCGGTCCCGGCGCGATCTGAATCAAAACAGGTTACTCCTCTTGCCCGCGCCGCCAGCCTCAGCCAACTGCTTGGAGGCGGCCTCACGTCTGCGCTCAAAGTCCGGGTCCGCGGGCTCGTCTGGCATACCCAGGGCGTCATCGGCGTCAGACGGTGCGGGCGTCGCCGGTTTCGCGTCCAGCTTGGCCGCGGCCTTCGCCGCCTCTTTCGCGGGGTCTGGTGGCGCTGGAAATGCGGTATCCAGTTCGACCTCTCCATCGTGGACGGCCGTCCCTAGGCCGATGAGAAGGGTCACGTCATCGACGGTGATGTCCTCGGTGCTCCGTCGGCCCAGGCGGTGGAGTACGCGGGCCTCATCGACGCCCATCTTCGCCAGTCGCCTGAGTACCTCCGCCCGGCGATTACTCAGGCTTTTGGCGCTGCCCGTGGCCACGGCCTTGACCTGATCGAACGCCGGCTTGATATACGCCGCCGGGACTACCTTGAAGATCGCGTTGCGCAGAGCGATCGAACAGGCGGCGTTGGCGGTCACGGCGATCATATCGTCCTTGAAGCGATTGCCCCGTTTGTCAGTGATCCGCCGCCGGACCCGGACCCGCACGGCAACGTTCCGTTCGAGGTCGCGG